CGAACCTGGCGCAAGTTCGGATGATATCGAGATAAACCCCGGTTTCCCGGGGTTTATAAGAACTGTAATAGCCTGAATTTTAAAGGATTAAAATCCATGCCATCCACTTAGCATCCACCAAGCCCCGTCAGTGCGGGGCTTTTGTATCATGTGAATGCATCCCCTTTCAAAATTATTGCCTTTTAAACCAATCAAGACAGGGATGGTGCGCTAAGGAAACCATCAGCCCGCTGATAGAAAAGGATTTTTATCAAACAGTGTCCACACTGTGACCACATCGACAAAAAGCCACGGTTACCCGTGGCTTATCTTCATTACCTATCAGCTCTATTTCCAACCACAGGCTTGCTGTAATGGTTTCAGTGCGCTATTGAGTCCCGCCAAATCGAATGTTGCAGACACAGGGCTTTCGTTGTAAGGAGTTATCCTGGCGAACATCTTATCGGCTTTCACCATGGCTTTAACAAAATCAATATCCCGCCCACTGTAGAAAACGGCCTTGGTATCAGTAGAAATCGACCACCTTCTTTCCACGGCTTTTTGCTTATCAAACCGGTAAAGCATGCTCGTTTCTTCTAGCCCTAAGTACACATCCCAATTAATAAAAACTTCAGTTTTCTTTTCACGGCAGGCCACAAAAATCGTTGGTGTAACAGTCTCGCCATACGGAGTTCTGATGGAATCGTTGCTAGGCAGCATTAAAACCACGTTTTTTGAGTCATCAACCGGAGATGTTGTTATGTGAGTAAGCCATTTTCCAGGGTTTGGAGCTGGTTCTACTGCACCAGACGCAACTTCCTCTTTTGTATCTTGAGGAAAAAGCTTGTCATAACATGCTAATCGTTTAGTGCCATTTATTTCTGAGCGACATTCAAGGAGCTTTTCTTTACTGATCGCCTCGTTTTTACCAACCTCTTGGCTTGAAGGTGTGGTTTTGGTTGAACTCGCTGGTTTAAACGTTGGTGAGAAAAATCTGTCATAGCAGGTCAGGCGCTCTTCGTCCGTTTTTTCGTCAGGGCATTGATCTCTACTTTCAAATTTTTTAGCACTCTTCGTTCGTGTAGGTGGAATTGAATTATCGTAACAAGAAAGACGCTGAGAGCCATCCTCTATCGTTCGGCACTGAAGAACCCCTTTAAAGTCCCTTGGTTCCTCTTGAGCATGAGTAGCCAAAGAAACGGAAGCGGCTAAAAATGTCACAATGAAAACAAAACTTTTCTTCATGAGATCATCCCTTTGGTCTTGTAAGAAACACCAGTATTCCAATGACAATGTCGCCAATAACCCAAATAGTACCAATAGCTATCATCCCCAGACCTGCACCTAAAGCGGCCCCAGCCCTTTCCGCTTCCGATGTGGCGTGGTTAATAATCTCACCGGTGCCACCTAATCCTTTAAAAAGGGCGTAGATCATGAAGATATTAAACAGAATGAAGATCCATTTTATTAGTATCCCAAAAATTGAGCGACGCGGTTTTCTTAGTTGTTTACCGCAGGATGGACACCTCAACGCTGAATCGCTCACTTCTTTCCGGCATTCCGGGCAACTAACCAAAGCCATAGCAATAATCCCCATAGTTACTTATTGGTTTTCATTTGTTACAAAACATTTGGATTTTATCGGATTACTCTGAATTGACAAGAAAATAGCCCCGCGAAATGCGGGGCTTGTTTTATACGGCGAGGCTTAACTGTGCATCACCATAGTGGGATGATGGGAATGCATCTGAGGGGATAAATCCAGGCGGCAACTTTTCGCGATGGCCGCGCTTTGTTACCAGTTTTTCAACGCTATTCAGGGTGGTAAAGGTAATGCTGCATTCAAAGTTCTGGCACTGGTGATAATGGCGAACGGTGGTATTACTCAATGGGCGACTGGTGCGCGTTTTGGCAACGGCACCGCAAATAGGACACTTGAACATTATGGCCTCCCGGGCGGGAGTTGAACTCGGTCATATTATGGCCGCTAACCCTCACTTTCTGCAATCCATTCAGGTATTTTTGCTTCAAGCTCCAGCTGCGTTTTAAATGCTCCGTCGTCAATCGTGTGCGTGGCCTTCGCGATTATCCAGTCCTGATTGTTAATATCCGTTTTGAAGCCTGATACCGTACCGTGCATTTCCGGGTACAGATCTGCGCGGCCGTAGGCCAGCGTCATATTAAATTCGGCGGCGCCGCGTTTGAGCTGCTGCCACTTTGCCGCAGCTGCACGCTGAGCGGCGATCTCGCTGCTGTACGTTGTCCTCAAAACAAAAACGTTACCATCTTCACCAGCGATATAATCCCCTTCCCTCGCGTTGCTGCGCGGCTTCTTCTCAGTTTTTTTCTTGCGGGCTTTAACGGTGACTTTTTTCTTTTTGCCAAACTCCAGATCCAGCCAGTACGCCTGCACGCCGGTGTAAGCGTCACGGTCGGCGATGCGGAAGGAATGCCGGTCGCCACTTGAGCGGGTGATCGCAAACTGCGGCAGGGCTTTGCCGTTCGCGCTGACGCCACCACCCGGCAGGATAAACAGAAGGCTACCGTTTTTGATGGTGGCAATAGCTCCCAGCAGGTCGGCCATCCTAGTCAAAAATGACATATCGCTTTCCTGGGTCTGGTCGGCGTGGTCAATCTCGGCGCTCATCAGCTGCTCGGAAATCACCGGCGTCAGTTTGTAACGCCTGGCGATGGCCGACACGATGCGCTCGACCGTCACGTCGTGCCAGGACACCTCGCGCTTGACGTTGAACTCGTCCCGAAAATCCGCGCTGCGGGCGGTGATCTCCAGCTTGTCCGGCGGCCCCGAATGGGCGACCTCGTCAACGGTGTAAACCCCTTTGTAAACCAGTGGTTCGCCCTGCCACCCTAGCGATACTGATAGCTCAGCACCACGCGGCGGCAGCTCGATCAATCCGTCGCTGTCGTCGATAGCAATGGTCAGCTCGTCGGCCTCAAATCCGCGGTTGTCGGTCAGCTCCAGCGAAATAATGCGCGGATCCAGCTGCGTCAGTGCTTTGCCGCCCATCAGTATACTGAAGGCCGGTACGCGCGACAGTTCGGACTGATAGTCCTGGAATCGCTGCGCCCCTTCGTCCAGTAACGCTTTTGCTTTGTCGATAGTGTCTGTCGTCAGTGCCATGAATCTACCTCCGCCGCTGATGGTTTCATGCGCGCGCGATGCTGGCGATGGCTTTTTGTTGTGGCGGAATGGTCACAACCCTGAATGCACGACAGCGCCCGCTATCCCGGCGAAGATGACCGCGAACTCACTCAACATGATGGCGGTAGAGTATGACCGACAACTTTTTTCACGGGGCGCGCGTCAAGGAAAATACCGACCTCCAGACCGCGATCAATGACATTGATTCAACGGTCATTGGTCTGGTCGCGGTAGCTGAAGACGCCGACCCCGCCACCTTCCCACTTAACACCCCGGTGCTTGTGACGCGAGTTATCAGCGTACTCGGCAAAGCAGGTAAAACAGGCTCGCTCTACAAATCGCTGAAAGCTATTTCCGACCAGGTCAGCACCCGCGTGATCGTAGTGCGCGTTGCCGAAGCTGAGACCGGTGAAGGCAAGCCAACGCAGTCACAGCTGATTATCGGCGGCACGCAGGCGGACGGCAGTTACACGGGTATGTTTGCCTTTCTGACGGCGGAGCAGAAAACCGGCTATCGTCCGCGCATTCTCGGCATTCCGGAGTACGACACCGCCGAAGTGACCGCACAGCTGCGGGTTATCGCGAAGCAATTGCGGGCGTTCTCGTACAGCTACTGCGACGGCTGCGACACCATTGCGGAAGCGAAAACCTACCGCGAGACGTTTGCGGAACGCGAAGGAATGCTGATCTGGCCGAACTTTATCGCCTATAACCCGCTGACCGGTGTGAATGAAGAATTCCCTGCCGTGGCTTATGCGCTGGGTCTGCGGGCGCTAATCGACAGCGAGCAGGGATGGCATAAATCACTGTCAAACGTGCCGGTCAAAAACGTGCTGGGGATTTCGAAGGATGTGTTCTGGGCGTTGCAGGCGGAAGATTCCGACGCCAACGAGCTGAACGCCAACGAGATCACCACGCTCATTAAGCGCGATGGCTTCCGCTTCTGGGGAAACCGCACCACCGACACCGAAGAATTCATTTTCGAGGTGTACACGCGAACCGCGCAGATTCTGGCAGACAGCATCGCGGAAGCGCAGTTCACTACCGTGGATACCCCGCTGACCCCTGCGAACGTGAAAGACGTGGTGAGCGGGATTAACGCCAAGCTTCAGGCGCTGGTCACGGCAGGTAAGCTGATTGGTGCGGCCTGCTGGTATGACGTCGTTGATAACCCGGTAACAGGCATTCGCCAGGGCAAAGCTATCGTTCGCTACAACTACAGCCCGGTGCCACCGCTGGAAGATCTGACGATGATCCAGACATTCACCGATCAGTATTACGAATCCGCTTTTGCATCGCTGGGAGGTGAATAGTGGCTATTCCTAAAAAACTCCGGCTGTTCACCGTCTTTGTGGACGGCGTGAACCATATCGGCAAAGTCCCCAGCGTGACGCTACCGAAAGTGACCCGTAAGACCGAAGATTACCAGGGCGGCGGTATGGTGGGCGCGGTGGCTGTCGATCTGGGTCTGGATTCCGGGGCGCTCGATGCGTCAATGGTTGTTGGCGGTGTGGTCGAAGAGTTGATCCTGAAATACGGTGGTGATATCGACGAAATGCGCCTGCGCTTTGTCGGCGAGATTTACAGCGGCGGTACCAGCTCACTGCTGGAGGTTGAGATGCGCGGGCGTATCACCGAAATCGATCCGGGTGATGCCAAGCAGGGTGATGACACCAACCACACCTACGCCATCAAAAACACCTACTACAAGCTGTCGGTGGACGATAAGCCATTGCTGGAAATCGACCTGCTGAACTTTATCTACAAGCGGAACGGTCAGAATCTCTATCCGGATCGCATTATGTCGGCGCTGGGTCTCGGCAGCTGATAACCCTTTTTACTCACCTTTAAGGCGGCCAGAGTGCCGCCCGGAGAAACTGTTATGTCCATTATTCTCAGTAAGCCGATTAAGCGCGGCGATCAGGAAATTACTACTATCACCATCAACGACAATATCAAACAGGCCGGCTCCCTGCGCGGCCTGCGTCTGGTTGATGTGCTGAACTTCGATTTCGATGCGGTCTCTACGCTGCTGACTCGCGTCACCACACCATCACTGACCACCTCTGATGTTGGCACTATGGCAACCGGTGACTTTACCGCTATCTGCGAAGAGATTACGCCTTTTTTGACGAAACCGGCGCCGTCCGTACCGAACGCGGCGGAGACGGAGAGCGAATAAGAGAGGCGGTATTTTCTGACGTCGACGATCTGATCGCCGACATTGCAGTTATTTTTCACTGGCCGCCCTCCGAGATGTACGGCATGGAGCTGCGCGAGCTGATGGCCTGGCGCGAGAAGGCGGCCATCAGAAGCGGCAACCATGAACAGGAGGATGACGACGATGGATCTTAGTATTCGCGTTGCGTTCAGTGCCATTGATAAACTCACCCGCCCGGTCAGTGCCGCCAGTAAAGCTATTGGCGGCCTTTCCGACTCCCTCAAAAAAACACAGTCTTCCATTAAAGATCTGGAAAAAAGCGCATCGTCTTTCGACAAGCTGCGCTCTCAGGCTAACGACACAGCCCTGAAGCTCAGGAATACCCAGCGCGCGTTTGATGGCCTCAACCAGAAGCAGCGCGAAGGTGGGCAGCTTACCGAAGCGCAGACAGCGCGGCTTGAAACGCTGCGCAACAAGCTCTCGCGGCTGACGGACACCTACAACAAGCAGACTACCCAACTACGTGCAGCCGGACAGGCGGTGCGCCAGCACGGCGTTAACCTCACCGCCGGTAGTGGCGCAGTGCAATCTGCTATCCGGCGAACCGAGCAGTACGCACTGTCTCTTGAGCGCGAACGGCAGCGCCTGGCGGCGGTAACACGCGCGCAGACAAGCTATGAAAAGGCGAAGGAAACCGGTGCGAGACTTCGCGGCGGCGGCACCATTGCAATTGCTGGCGCAGCTGCTGCCGGATATACCGGCGGGCGCTTTCTGGCTCCTGCTGTTGGCTTTGACGAGGAAATGTCGCGCGTTCAGGCACTGACGCGACTTGATAAAGGTGACTCTCAACTCGCAGCATTGCGTGCGCAGGCGAAAAAGCTTGGCGCGGAAACGGCATTTACCACCCGCGACGCAGCGAGCGGTCAGGCGTTTCTTGCCATGGCTGGCTTCACGCCGCAATCAATCCAGGCGGCCTTACCCGGCGTGCTCAATATGGCGCTGGCCGGTGGGATGGATCTGGGTGAAAGTGCTGATATTGGATCAAACATCCTTTCTCAATTTACCCTCCCGGCAGGAGAGATGGATCGCGTCAGTGACGTGCTGACAGCGGCATTTACCCGCACGAATACTGATTTACGAAGCCTTGGCGATACAATGAAATACGCCGGGCCAGTAGCATCAAAGCTAGGTATCAGCCTGGAAGAGGCTGCCGGGATGGCGGGTATTCTGGCTAATAACGGCCTTCGTGGTAGTGATGCCGGTACTGCCATGCGTTCTTCACTGGCCCGTCTCGCCTCCCCCACTGCGGGAGCAGCAAAAGCACTAAAACAACTCGGCGTATCGGTATCAGACGCCAGCGGCAAAATGCGACCAGTAGAAACTATTCTTCTTGACCTCTATAAGGCGACTAAAAAATACGGGCAGGTTGACCAGGTCGGTTTTTTTAAAGATATCGCAGGGGAGGAGGCTTTTGTTGGCCTTCAAACACTGGTTGCTGGCGCTGGAAGTGGCGAGCTACAAAAGCTCATTGATGCCCTAAAGGCAGCCTCCGGTGAGGCGTCTGCTGTTGCAAAAAAAATGGCTGATAACCTTGGTGGCGACCTCAAAAACCTCGATAGCGCTTGGGAAGGCTTTCGCATTCAGGTGGAAGAAACCGCCGACGGGCCGCTACGTAAATTAACCCAAAACCTGAGCGACGTTATTACGGCGGCTAGTGAATGGGTGAAAGCCAACCCGCGCCTCGCGCAAACTCTCCTCCTCGTTGTGGGTGGTGCGCTGGCGCTGACTGTCGCTATTGGTGCTCTCTCGCTTGCCGTCGGTATTCTGATTGGGCCGCTTGCAAAACTGCGGCTCGGCTTCACGTTACTGACCGGTGGTCGCGGTATTCTCGGCACCGTAGCAGCATTGCGCACTTTTGGTACCGCAACCGGCCCCGTAATGGCAACCATGAAGGGCTGGCGCGCAGTACTATCAGGTGTGCAGTCCGGGTTTGGTGGCATCTTAGTGAAAATAAGCAAAGTAAGCGCTGTCCTTCCTGCTATGCGTTCCGCTTTAATGGGAGCGTTTCTGGCTCCGGGTGCTGCACTGGCTTCTTTTGGTAAAAGTTTTGGCATGTTTTTACTGCGGTTTAGTGGCCTCAAAATGCTCGGTGGCGTGCTGTCTTTTCTGCTCAGCCCCATTGGTTTGATTGGCGCGGCCTTTATTGCGGCTGGGCTGCTCATCTGGCGGTATTGGGAACCTCTAAAGGCCTTTTTCACGGGTTTGTTCACCGGTGTTATGCAGGCCCTTTCGCCTCTCAGGGATTCATTTGCCGCGTTCTCACCCATTCTGGAATCCGTCGGTGATGGTGTGAAGTCTGTATGGCAATGGTTTACCAATCTGCTGTCACCGATTCAGACCAGTAAGGACACTCTCGATAAATGCGCCAGCGCCGGGAGTACCTTTGGCAATGTGCTTGGTGGTGCGCTTCAGGTGGTGCTTATCCCAGCCAAGGCCTTGCTGGATACTTTGGCCTGGATTCTGGAAAAGCTGGGTGTATTGCCTGATGAAGCTGAGCGGGCACGCAAGAAGATCGAAGACGCTCAGCGTATGTCACTTCTACAGGATAAGGTCGCCTTTCTTCAGGGGGATATGTTAAAGGTTGCTCCGAAAAAAACGGACTCTCCTGTTATAGCTGCCCCTCCTCCGTCGTCCTCTCCCTTATCTGGTGATACCGGTACACAGCGACGCCTGAACAGCATCGCTGATAACACTAAGGCGACGGCCAACAATACGAAGAAAATCGGCCCCGGCGACATTGTCTTTAAAAACCTGCCGCGTGCTTTGGCGCTGCGTGGCGCCTATCAGGAGGCGCGGGTTATTCCGCAGCCTGTGCCTCGCGTGTCTGTGGCTGCGGCCGGCGGCGTTCTGTCGGTACCGACGGCGACACAGGGGGCAACATCTGCGCCGGTCGCTGCCTCGTCGGGTACTGTACCGTTCTTCCAACTGGTCTTTAACGACGTCGGCAAACGCTCGGATCAGGAGCTTGAAAAAATGGTTCGCAACGCTGTGCGTGATGCGATGGCCAGCACCCGCAAAGCTAACCGTGGTTCATACCGCGATCGGGAATAAAGGGGATTATCACTATGATGATGGTATTCGGGATGTTTGTTTTTACGCTGCGCACTGTCCCGTATCAGCAGCTTCGGCACTCGCAGGAGTGGCGACACGTTAAAAATGACCGGGTTAATCAGTCGGCGGCCTGGCAGTATATCGGGCCGGGTGACGATACGATCACCCTTGACGGTGTGCTATACCCGGAAATCACCGGCGGGCGGTGGTCACTGTCGGCGCTGGAGACAATCGGCTTTGCCGGTCGCCCCTGGCCGCTGATTGAAGGTGACGGGCAGATTTACGGAATGTACGTCATGACGCGGCTGGAGCGGGGAAAGACGGAGTTTGATCGCTACGGCAACCCCAAAAAGATTGAGTTCACGATCAGCCTGAGTCGCGCGGATGCAGATTTTCGCGAGAAGCTACAGACGTCCTCGGTCAGTGACGTGCTGGATGATCTCAAAACCAGCGCAACCAAAGCCGTTAACTCGGTATCAAACTCCCTCAGCAGCCTGTTTTAACCAGCAAAAAGCCCCTCATCGAGGGGCTTTGTTATACCGGCAAGCATCGCCATTTCTGACCATGCTGCAGCACTGTCATTTTCGACGTTACTCGATACTACGCCACCCTCGCCCAGCACATCAGCAGGGTGTGGGCTTCCACCACGCTGAACGATTTACCCTCGCCGAGGTTGGCGGTTTTGCCGGTTGTCGAGTGTTTATGCTGTGGGATAGTAACGTCATGCGAGTGCGCTGGCGCATCGCTGGTCAGGTTAAAATTCGCGTCCTTCTGGTTATCCGTGCCGTGCGTACCTTCCCGCCACTGTTCACCCGGCGCACCGTCACCACCCTGGTGGTTATGCGCCCCGTTTTCCGCTGTAGTCAGCGTCTGCTCAGGCTGCTCGCTGGTTTCGCCGGTAACATCAATCTGAACGGCGGGCAGATTGGCGCGTTCAATGGTCACGGTATCGCTGCCGCCGGTCTGCCCGACGTTCGAGCCGTCAGCCTTGCCGACGCGAATTGATTTATTTTCGCCGGTATAAACCCACCGCGACCACGGATAACGCTCGTTAGGGTTAACGTTCTGCGCGTAAAACTTCACCGTGCCGACCGGGTTTTCATCCTCCCAGAAATCACGCTTTGCCGCTGTGATGGCTTCGGCGATGGCTTCCTGCAGAGCCTTATCGGTGTAGTCCATCGACTCATCCTTCGCCTTATCCACATCCTCCCGCGACGCCATGATTACCGAGGTGTCTACGGTCAGCTGTACCGCTTCCGTACTGCTGACCGCCAGCCATATCCGCACAACAGAGAATCGCCCGGAACCTTCACTCAGTGTCGGCTTGTACGTGACCGGCAGACTGCCGACAGCAAGACACACACCCTCCTCATCAAACAGCGCAACCTCCCGCATGGTGAAGCCCCCCACCTGCGGCGGCATTATCGCTTCAGCCTGAATAATATTTTTCTGCTCGTCGACCACAGTCAGACTGTTCAGCTCTGCACGCCAGACCTCATTAATCAGCCCGGTCTGCTCTGATGAAGGGGAAGGCACAACGCCTCCGCCGTCCCCTACCGCCATAAATACAAACCCCGCAGGGACACCGCTCACCTGTGCCTGTGCTATTTTTTCCGCACCGGCCTGCGTCAGCATGGAATAAAAACGACGTTCACTCATTACCCGCCCCTTCAGTTATTTTCCGGCAGGGTGACGGTCATCAGCCAGCCTGACTCAGATACAAATCGCTTATAGCCCGGACGCTCCGCCCCTGACGCGCCACGGGTCAGAAGCATGGATAACTCGCCGCTGCGCTTCACCATGTCGGTATTGATGGACAGCTCAATCGTCCCGACATCATATTTCGCCACGCAGTAATCCACCGGCGCGCCCGGCTCCGTCACATCAATCACCCGGATATCGTTCTGCCGTCCCATTTCCGTTGTGTGGTACGCCACATACAGCCGTCCGAGGTTGGTGCAGAAAATCAGCGGACGGCACAGGGAGCCATCCAGCGTCGGGACGTTCAGTGCTACGGCAAATGTGAAATCACTCACCAGCTCCCGCTGCCACTGCGTACCGTCAAACCAGATATGACAAATCTGGGTGGCACCATCCCGGTCGTACTGCCAGATGACCGTGTGATAGTTGTTTTCCAGGTCATGACATGCCCCGTTCTGGTTGCAGTAACCCGAACCGGCAGGCGCATCAATGATTTTTTCCGCGTTGCTGCCGCTCAGTGGCAGGGCATACTGCTGGCTACCGTCGGCACTGGTGAACGTCGCGCCTTTGTCGGTGGATTTCGCATAGAGCAGGCCAAAGTTGGTGTTTGCGTCCTGAGATTCCGTGCGGTATCCCCAGCACAGATGAAGCGTGCCTTCATCGTCAATAACAATACGCTGTTCGTACGGGTTGGATGCCTGCGCATCAATCAGCAGTACTTTGGGATTGAAAAGCATCGTTTCATCATTGAACGTTGCCCCGTAGTAGACACCGTTCCCCGAGCTTCCCTCGCGCCAGAATGCGTGAAGGGTGCCGTCCGGGTAGCGGGTAAACCGGGGATACGTCACCACTTTGGAGTCGGTGGCAAAGGGCGCACGCTTCCAGGCGGAAATGTCGTGCGGCCGCTCACTGATAACGCAGCGCCACGGGTTGCCGTGATGGTTAGCTGCAACGAGGATGTAACCCTCGCGGGTAATACCCATCACCGCCACATTATGCCCGTCTTCGGTGGTGGGTGACTTGAGCACCCCGGAGCCGTCATTCGCAATCAGGTCAGGAACCTGGCTGAGGTCGAACACCGACCACGCGCCGCCGTACCGGTGCCGCTGCATGATATGCGGCAGACGCCCCTCCGCTGTCACGACAGCGTAGAGATATTCCCCTTCTTCAATAATCTGGTCCTGGATAAAGGCCGTGGCGTTGAAGTTCCAGGTATTATCCAGACGTACCGGCAGACGCTCCATCTGGCAGGACGCGGCGGGCAGGGTTGATACCGTGCGGCTCAGCGCACTGACGGTCTCTTCCCGCGCGAATGCCCGATGTTTGGTGAAGATACGAAAATCAGAGAAACGAGCGCGGACATAAAGCCAGCCGTCCTGTTTTGCCACCGCAGAACTGTAGGTATAAAACGCTGTTGTTCCCCTGGAGACATGTTGCGCCAGCACTTCTACCGGTTTCTTGTCTTCGTCGAGCTGGATAATCATGTCAATGACCTGACCCGCCGAGAGAGAGCCGTGCGAACCGAAATACGTTACCATATCGCCCTTTTTGGCGCGGATATACACTGCATGCTGCTCGCCGTTTGCCGGGGTTTTAGTGATGCTGTCCCCCTCAATGACAGTGTTATCAATCTGCACGTAGTCGGTTGTTTCTCCCCAGGCGGTATTATCAATCCAGCTGTGCGGCTCTTCGCGGTAAATTTTTATATCCGTCGAGTACGCCGTGCGGGCATTAATCCAGATAAAACCGTCCTGTCCGGCGGTAAAGATGATGCCCTCCCGCCGCGTGACTTCACCGGTGCCAAACACCGGATGCAGCACCCGGATAAAGTTACCGGCGGTATCCAGCTGAATAGCCAGCCCCACCATAAAACCGACAATATTACTGCCATACGGGCCGTCATACCGCAGCCGGTCTCCGGCTTTTACCGGGATTTTATAGGCCCGCCATGACGTGGTGGCAGAGTTAATGCTCCCGTCCACATACATAAACGTATTGCCGAAATACCCGGCCTCTGCGCCCAGCTCACGAAACGCACGCCCGTTGATAAGCTGTTCTACCGTCGCATATGCCTGACCGGATACGGTATCCATATAACGACCCGGGATATAAAAAGGCCTGCGGCGGTATACATTAAACGACAGCAGATTACCGTCGGCATCCCGCGAGCGTGCGCGAATATAAATCAGACCGTCTTCAGTTGCCGTGGCGGTGAAGGTCTGGTCCGGCATCACTTTTCCGTCAGAGGTCATTTTAACCAGGGGGGCGATTTTGTTTCCCCGACTGTCGAGCTGCCACATAACAGCAATATCATCCCCGACAATGACTGACCCCATTGAGCCGCGATAAGTCCACTCTTCACCCGCTTTCACCTGGAAGAAAAGCCCCCGCCAGCCGTCGCCGTTGGTCGTTACCGAGCCGTCAGCATAAATGACATATTTATCAATAAAGTCAGCATCCGCAGTCACATCCATCAGTCCGTCATTGCGTTTGACGTTATCCAGCGCCGCACCGCCCAGCCACTCCGCCACCGGCACCGCCCTGCCGCCATCGTTCACGTAGTAGATGAATGACAGTTCACTGCCAGCCCCCTGGGCCACGCGGAAAATTTTACCGTTGGTTGTCGCTGCCAGACCGGCAAGGGTGCCGTCCGGGTCATCGGCGGTGATGAGGAAGGTGAAGTTTGCAAATTCGCCGGATTCCATCACGGAATCCAGTTGCGCCCTCAGATACTGCGTGCGGTTCGCCAGCTGGGAGGCCTGAATGTTCGCCACGCCATTGCGGCCACCTGACACGCGTTCACCGCGCTGAATCAGGTGAATGGCATCATCCCAGCGAGAGGTCTCAAAAATTGTCGTCATGTTACGCCCCGGAATATCGGTGGTTATCGTCGTAGTGCGCTACGCTGTTGTAATAAATCGTGTCGTCAGGCTCATAATCTGACGGGTAAACGGTAATAATCTCGCCGCAGTAAGGTGCAATCCCCATCCAGATTTCTCCTCTGGTTTTCGTTGATATAATTATTTGAGACAGGTGTCTGCTCACCGGCTTTGCTTCACCAATCAGGCGGTTTAATTCGTCCAGTGTTTTTGGCGTCAGTCCGACATCGTTTACATCCACTTCAAGCCTGAACGTTCCAGGTTCGTCGCCGACATCGAACCACTCCGCAAATGTGGCGGAAAACCCCATATCTTCAATCACCCGCCGAACGGCGGCGCGGGTACCCTTTCGGCGATGCAACCAGTACGACTGTTGAATCGCTGCCACCTTTTTAGCGGCCGGCCAGCTTTTGTCCCACCGGTCTACCGACAGCGCCCACGCCAGATACGGCAACAAATCAACAGGGCATGCCGTCGGCGTCCACAGTGTGCGAAGCGCCACTGTAATGGCCGACAGTCTGGCCGATGCGCTCTCGGCACTGCGCATCCATGCCGTTGAAGAGGGCGGGAGAAGTGAGTTATTCATCCGTTCCACCGTTGTCCACGGTGTAACCGGTATTCCGTGCCGCCTGAGTGTTATCAATCCGGAGGTCGGCGGCCGGCGTATTGATTACCGCGCGCTGTACGCCCTGAACATGCAGGGCAGCCGAAATAGCGGATCGCACAATATCGCGTCCAATTTTCTTATCGTTATCAGCAAGAAACGCCCGGAGTGATGCCATTGCTGCGTTAATAATTGGCTCCGACTCCGGGCCGGGGTAGAGGTACAGCGTGGCGTCAATCGCGTACTCAACGATCTCAGCGCTTTGCACTTTCACTCTGTCCCCCAGGGGCCGCACTTCCTCATCGTTGACGGCGGCAGCAACGGCGTCCAGAAGCTCAGCTGACGCGGTGCCATCCCCCTCTGTTGAGAGGACGGCCACCACCACTTCAGCCGGTGACGGGCTGGTTGCCCGCGCATCAGCAACCTGACCGCTGGCGCTGCGCGCAAAATACTCATACGCCGCTGACGGGCCGGCAACGCTCATTCCCTCAAATGCAGCCTGCGCGCGCAGGCGCAGGGCTTCATCGCTTTCTGTTACCGCGTCTGCGGTGTCGGTGGCTTCGGTGATAACCAGGCGTTCCGTGTCCAGATTGGCGGCGATATTATCCAGATCGTCGCCGGTCGCATGACTCAGCATGCAGGCTGCTGCGCCTTCGTTGATGCGCTGACGCAACAGCAGCTCGCGATACGCCATCGCCTGGGCGATGATGGTCAACGGCTCGGATTCCAGCGTCAGTGCGGCTGCAACCGATGCCCGTTGATCCTCCGGAAAAGCAGCGACCATTACCGCCTTCACGTCGGTAAGAATGGTTTCAAAGTCCAGCGCCTCAATAATGGTCGGTACGGGTAGTTGTGACAGGTCAATTGTTGGCATCGGTATTACCCCTTAACGTCACCGCACGGGTGCTTTTTTCCATCGTTTCCGTCAGCATGCCGGAGAGTTCGGCAGTCACGGCACCACTGGCGGAATACGTCACATTAATGGTATCGAGCGCAATGCGCGGCTCCCATGCTGCCAGTGCTATCACGGCCGCGCTCATCAGTTGCAGACGGGTCACGTCGTTTTGCGGACTGTCGATAAGGTCAGGGCACAGCGAACCGTAGTTGCGGCGCATCAGACGACTGCCGACCGGCGTCAGCAAAATATCGTTAACCGACTGCCACACATGATCCTCGTCGGTCAGGGTGCCGGTGCCTGCGGCATTCATCCCGCGATAGCGCTCTGTCATCGCGTGCCCTCCGTCCAGCTACCGCCGCGCTCAACCGCGCCATGATTGTGGTCATCCACCTGCACGCCGTTGGACGTAAACGCCCCACCGGTGTGGGTGATATCGCCGCGCATCCCACCGCCTTCGGTAACTTCCAGCTTTTTGGTGATCAGCAGGTTGGTGCACTCCACCTCCGGGGTATCCAGCGTGATTTTAACTGACGCCTCAACCACGGCAGATTTGATGCCCTTCACCTGCAATGCGCCCGCCTCCGCGTCGTAGCGAAACGTCGCGCCATCCGGGGCGGTCACCACCATCTCATTACGTGATGCGCCCGGTGCCGGATTGTCGTCGCTGTACAGACTGCCGCCGATAAATGCGACGTCGGTATTGCCACCCAGGCACAGGAACCAGACCTGCTCGCCGACAGATGGCGGCACCCAGACCTTAAACGCCCCGGCCCGCTGCGCCGTCCAGCGCAGCCAGGTGGTTTCCAGCCCACCGCTCCGCACGCGCACACGCGCGTTTTTCTCGTCAATCTCCGTCACCGTGCCAGTGCGCGCAATGTTCTCCAGCAGGCGAAGCAGTTCGGCAATTCCCATCAGCGTACCCCCAGCGAGTCAATTACCTGGCGAGCTATCGCCATGCGGTCGGTCTTACTCAGACCCAGCAGCTCACGGCGGGGATAGGTTGCCATTGCGCCGCTGTCGTTGATTTTGTCGCGCAGGCCTAACTGATGGACGCGGGCGATACGCGCAGCCACGCCGGAAAAACCCACCTCTGCACCGTCAGCGGTCGCGCGGGTTTTGAGAAAACGCGCGGTACGTAAACGCCGGAACATTGGATCGGCTTTCGTGGTGTTTCGGCGCGTCTCGTTAAAGTTGATATCGAGATACCGCTCAATGTCTTCGCGATAGAACGAGCGAACTGCGCCGCGCTCTTCATCAAAACCGGTCAGCATGCGACCGCGACGGCCACGAACGGCCCGCCAGTTACGCAGGCGACGGTTTTCACCCTGCCAGACAAAGCCGATCCCGGCCTGTGAACGCAACACGCGACGACGTCGGGACGGGAACTTTGAGCCGTCCGGTGCTTCCTGCCTGCCAATGCGCTGACTCTGTCTCCGGCGCAGCATCGTGCCGACGCTGCGTGCGGTACGCTGACGCCCTGCCGGAGACATGCCCGACAAAATGGCCGCAAATACCGCATCAAGCTGACTGAACAGCGCATCATCATGACTCATGCCAGCGATCCCCCGGACTCCGGATCAAAGACCGTCTCCCACTCGCCACCGCAGAAACGCGGACGTGACTCGGCAAGATGATCCGCCTTCGGCGTGCCGAATGCGTCGTTTGTCACTATGACGCGCTCCCAGACCGGCACCTTAAACAGAATGTCGGCGACGTCGTCATTGACGATATCGGCGTCAAATTCCACCTTGCGGTTATTGTCGGGATTCAGCAGCAGATCCGGCTGTTGCTGCCACACCCACGCCAGCAACGGCAGCATGAGATCGTCAATCTGGCCGGGAAAATCCATCGCCAGCACCTGAATGGTGTAGTGGTACATGAACGACGCTTCGCCGGTCGCTTCGATCTGGATATGACCTTTTTCCACCCAGACCGTGATTTGTTCCGGGTTGGCTTTGCACCAGGCATTGCCGGCAATCAGCGCGGCGCGCAGCAGTTCAGCTTTTTTCACTTTATCCCCCTGGCGATACGCCGCAGTTCCAGTTCACGAATGCCCGCCTTGTCGGCGTTGCAGGTATCCAGCGCGTCAAGTAATGAATCTGTCCAGACAGCAAGCCCGCCCCACGTCATCGGCCTGACCGGTGGTGGCGGAACGTCAGTTTTTGCCGTCAGGCTTTCCGGTAAAGGTTCCTGAATAATCTGCGGCGCTGACTTCTTCGGCTCGCTGGTACAGGCTGTCAGCGCCAGCAACAGGCACAGGAGCAACGGCGCAGTCGTTACCGGCCAGTGCGGTTTTGATGTTTTCACGTCGGTGTTCTCCTGTTGCGTTTCGTTGCTGACTGAGTGCTTTTAGCCCGGCCTCTACCTGGCTGACGTCCCGGCGCAGCGCCCTGACCTCGGCCAGTACATCGCCGGTTTGTTTTAGTTCTTCCCGGGTGCTGTTCAATGATTGCTCTGCCCGTTCACGCTTATGGCTTTGCCAGGCAAATCCACTGACTGCGGCAATCAGCAGGACAAACATCACGATGGCAAGAATGGCTATCGCTTTCATTTCGCCCCCTTCAGTGCCGGGTCGGATAAGCACCACGCTTTGAATTCTTCCCTGCGGTTGACCAGCCCCTGCAGGCGCTTGCCGCCAGAGTTCACAAAGTCCGTCAGCCGTTCGCAAACGCCCTTCCAGTTACCGGCCTGCGCGTGGCGCCAGAGAGTGGTTCTCACCTTCTGGCCTTTGGCGTTGGTGTACCAGCCCAGCCCGGTACAGCCGACGTTAAAGGTGCCGTCGGTCATGCTCTCAAAGACTTTCTGCGGTGCAGCAGCGCCGTTAAATTCACGGTTAACGCATTTCTCGGCGCGCAAAAGATCGTTAAACCAGCGTTCGGCAATCTCGCCCTCGGCGTATTCACGGTTCTCCACCTTTGAGGTGGAGCCGATGCCCACTGTCAGCACGCCCGCCGGACAGTAGTACGGGGTTTTGCGACAGTCCTCATACTTCGCCATCTTTAGCTGTGCTTCCGGGCTGGTTCGCAGCGCCTGCGGCCACAGCGTGGCGGCCAGAGAAATGATCGCGGCGGTTGAGCAGGCAATAATGCGTTTTTTCATCGCGGCGCCTCCCGGATGGTGCGGATCAGCTCTTTAACGTCCTGGCGGTTCTCGGTGTCGTCGCGAATCGCGTCGATCAGTTCGTTCAGTAACGCATTATTGGTTTCGTGAATGCGCGCCATGCGGCGGCGATGCAACTCACCCAGCGCGGCGGCAGCGATACCAATCAGGATGCCAATAGCGGTAAGCCAGTCCTTTTGCGTCATGACACCGACGCCCGTCAGCAATGTTGACCAGGAGTACGTCACGCCATTCCAGATACGATTAATCAGCTCCATAGCTGTACGGTCTCCTTCGTCGCCGTGGCGCTGATTTCTGGTAACTCCACCACCTGCCCTGCCTCAAGGAAGAGCTGACCGGCCAGCGCTTTGTTAGCAGCAAGCACGATCTCGGTTACGCCCTGAGTAGTGCCGTAATGACGCTGGCACAGCAAATCCACGGTATCGCCCTGCAAAGCCTGCACTTTCATCAGAACGCCTCCGCAGTGTTGCGCACAGTGCCGCGAATATCGGAGATCGCCCAGCGTGCATCGCGCCACATATCATCGGCTTGCGACGCCAGCGCAACGGCGCGTTTTTCACCAGCGTCGCCGGTGGTGTCCACGTCCCGGTTCGTGCCGAGAATGTGCGCGCGAGCAATGCTGAATACCGCCCGCCTGAAACGGTGCACCTTCACACTTTCTCCGTTCACCTCGACCGCCGGCACATCAGCCAGTCGGGTATACCCCGCCGCCAGCTGGATGGACTGCCAGTCAGCCAGTTGATCGAGGGTGTGGGATACACCTTCGATAACGGCTTGTTTGAGGCGCGAAGTCGTCACCGCGCCATTGATGCGCATCTCCATGCGCACATCGCTCAGGGCAATTTCCGGCCAGAACGTTCCGGCAGTGACTTTCTCGCCACCATCGTCAGTGTCTGGTACATCCTCCGAAGAGGGGATAACAGTGCGACCGGCTACAAGGCTCATCGCGTCATCTCCTGAATGGGTGGCGGTGAGCGGACGGAGAAAAGCAAACGCCATGCGTTGCAGATCTCCGCCCGCGCCGCCAGCGCACGGGGCGCAAGTCGGTTATTTTTTGGCGGCAGGCGTTTTTTTCGCTGTTGTTTTGCGCGCTGCCGTCTTACGGGTTGGGCTTTTGCGGGTGGCTTTCGTCGCTGTGGCGCTGGCCGCCACCGCCGGATTTGACGATGCTGCAGCGTCTCCCGCACCCGCGCTGTCCGCTGCGGTGCCTCCGTCAGCATCGCCAGTGCCATCGGAACCATCGGTGCTCTCAGCCCCGTCGGCGCCTGTCTGCGCGGCGGCTTTTTTCACCACACGAGCCAGCCGGTCGATCTCTTTTTTCACCCCGGCGCCCGCATCAAGCGTCAGCGCCTGGCGCAACAACTCCAGCGCGGTCGTCTGTTCTTCAGTTGTGCCGTTACGCAGCGCAAAGGCGCGCACCTTGCAGAGCTTGGCGCGAACCACGTCGGGCATATCACTGTCGGCGGTGAACTCCGCCACTTCATCGAGTACCGCCAGATATGGCGTGACGTCGGTGGTATCGTCTGCCTTGACCTGCACCAGAATCGGATCGCAAATCTCATCGACCAGAACGGTAGCGGCGGTACGGTTGAAGCGGTCAGGCATCAGCAGGCCGTGCGTGACGATGTAGCGACCAATGCGGGCGGCCAGCGCGTAATCACCGGCATCAATCGCCCAGACCATCAGGGTGACAATCACCTCATCCTGTCGGCCACTGTCGCCGTCGAGCGTGCCCTCGATCCAGCCCTCGTAATGCGGCAGCAACTGCCGTTTCATGGCCGCTTTCGCCTGGTCAGACTGCACTCGCTTCAATGCACTCTGATCCATGCGCAGCCGGTGCATGATTTGCTCGTGCGCCGTTCTGGCTGTATCCGAAAGATCGTCGGTTTTGCCATGGCGCTCAGCCATGACCTTCTGAAAATGTTTTTGTGCCGGTGTCAGCATTATCTCTTCCCCGAATAACGGCGGGCCGCAGCCCGCCCTGTGCACGGTTACTCGCCGCCTTCGGCTTTTTCAGCGAAGGTGATGCCGTCGATAAAGGCCACCGCCCCGTAATCCTCAACAATGAAGTCATCGTTAGAGGACTGATACGTTGCCACGCGGTTGTATTCCGGCTCTTCTTTGATCGTCCGTCGCAGGCCGCCGCGCTGGTAGTAGATCGAGAGGTTTTTAAACGGCGTGATGAGGATCGCGTTACCCGGCATGTACGGCGCGATGAATGTCGGCATATTGCCTACGCGTTCCTGCGCCACAATCAGCTGACCGGCCAGCATTTCGGTGTTCGGGTTGGTCTGACTCATGGCGTTGATGGTCGGGAAATTGCTGGTTGTCAGCAGATCGCCGGACAAAATCACCACGTTGTCAGGGTTGCGCTTATGCCATTCGTCCATGAGGCTGTTTTTAGCGTCATAGACCGCCGCCGCTACGTTGCCATAGGTGCCCTGGGCGACAATGGCGTTGTTCTGGTCACGCGAGGTGATCGTCACGCCGGTAATGCGACGGTGTGCAGCTTCATTACGAATTTTTTGCAGCCAGCCGATGCCGCAATCCTGCAACAGCGGATTCGCTGCGCGGTCTGACGGGTCGGCGTAGCTGACGCCGTTAAAGCCGATCATAATGCGGTCGAGCGACATCTGACGGGCCATCGCCGAGCTAATCAGCGGCTGGAAGTTCGGCTGATGCGCCCACGCATCCATTTGCGCGTAGCTGACGGCGTAGTCGTAGTTGGTTTTACGGCACAGATAGTTGTACGGATCCATCTTGTCGTTAGCGCCGGGATTGCGGCGGTTGGTGGTGCTGTTGTTGACGCCCGCCAGCGGGCCTTTGCTGCCGATCAGGATTTTCTGGCCGATCTGCTCTTCCACGCCAAAGACGTTAATCAGCTTCAGAAAGGCATCATCCTGCTGAGCGGCCGCTTCAAGGCGCTGCTGTACAGTCGGGTCAACGCTGAACTGTGCCGCAACGGCAGCGGCGCTGACGCCGTTAAGCTGTGCCTGGCGGGCAACGTAGCTGTCAAACAGCTTACGGGTAGGGTTTCTCATGTGCGGGATCTCTCGTTATGGATATCAGTAGTCAGCGAGCTGCGCGTTATCGCCACCGCCGGCTGCCGGGCGCTGGCTGAAATTGCCATCCGTCCCTTCAAGCTGCTGGCGCAGTGCGGCCAGGTCAGTGGTCAGTTTCTGGATGGTGGCCTTGTCCTGCTGGCGTTCCTGTTCGGCAGTACTGAACTGCTCGCCAAGATCAACCTGAGATTGCGCCACCGCCTCAACGGCCTGATGCACCTGACTGAAGCGCTGATCGTCGGTTTTCTGCCCTTTGCCGAGAATGCCCATTACGCGGGAGAACCATTCCTTACCCGAATCATTTCGGCTCTGATTTTCCTGCACCAGTTCAGCCTCAAAAGAAGGGGTAAACATGGTGACTTCTGCATCCTGCGAGCTGAATCGCATGATCTCTGCGCGCTTTTCAGCGGTGAATTTCAGTTTGTCGGTGCCCAGGCTTGCCGGAGTGTCGGTCATCGCCAGCCCCATGAGGTACGGGCCTTTCGTCAGGGGAAAGTTGGGGTGCATTTCAGTACTGGAGTAGATTTTCTTGCCGTCGGCAAGCATGTCCTTCATGCGCTGAGTGGGTTCGATCTCCGCGAAAAGGTGTGCTTCACCAGCCAGCGGGCCTTCGTTGATATCCTCAGCGGACAGAGCAACAACATCCCCCATCGCACTGAATACACTGTCAGGGAATGGTGAGAGATAGTGCTCGATGTTGACGCGAGCACCATAGACGGACGGGTTGTATGCCGCCGCCATTGCGTGAATCTGCGCGCGGGTGACATTACGCCCATCGACTGTTGTGCCGGAGGTCATCACCTTGAATTTCTTACGTGTGGTTGCCTGATTAGCCATGTTCTTTTGCTCATCTGGTTGAGTTCCCGGTGATGATGGCAGGGGCTGGCGTACGCGCTCAACGCGTTGTTGTTGTGAGGGTATTGCCACAACCAAAAGCGGGCGAAAGGGCACGCGCGCGCGGGTTAATCTCCCCGGCAGGAAGCGAGGAGGACAAATGGCGATTGAAGAAGCATTCATCATGCACCGGGCGCGGCAGCTCTACTGGCAGGGATACCCGCCAGCGGAGATCGCACGCCTGATGGGTATCAATCAGAACACGATTTACTCATGGAAAAAGCGTGACGAGTGGGACAACACGCCGCCTGTGCAGCGGGTCACGACGTCCATTGACGCCCGGCTCGTCCAGCTCACCGGCAAGGACAAAAAGACCGGCGGCGACTTCAAGGAAATTGACCTCCTCACGCGTCAGCTGAAGAAGCTGGACAACGGAACGCCAGCGACGCAACCGAAGAAAAAGATCCGCAAGAAGCAAAACTTCTTTTCAGAAGCGCAGATCTCTGCACTGCGCGCCAACATCATCGACTCACTGCACTGGCATCAGCAGGGCTGGTTTGAAAACCATCACCATCGTAACCGCGCCATCCTGAAAAGCCGTCAGATTGGTGCGACCTGGTACTTTGCCCGCGAGGCGCTGTTGCGCGCGCTGTCTGATGAGGTGAAGTACAAACATCAGCGTAACCAGATCTTTTTATCAGCGAGCCGTCGTCAGGCGTACCAGTTCCGCAGCTTCATTCGCTCGGCAGCAGAAGAGGTGGATGTTGAGCTGAAAGGCGGCGACATGATCCAGCTGTTCAACGGTGCAGAGCTGCACTTTCTCGGTACGTCTGCCGCAACCGCGCAGTCGTATACCGGCAACCTGTACTTTGATGAGTTTTTCTGGGTCGGGCAGTTTGCCAACCTGAAGAAAGTGGCCGGCGCGATGGCGACCCTGAAGGGGCTGACGCGCACCTACTTCTCGACACCGTCAGCAGAGAGTCATGAAGCGTACCCCTTCTGGTCTGGTGAGGCCTTCAACAAAGGCCGCAGCCACGGTAAGCGCGTGGAGTTCGACACGTCCTGGAAGACGCTGAACAGCGGGTTGATGTGCCCGGACAAAATCTGGCGCCAGATTGTCACGTTGCAGGATGCTGTCTATCACGGCTGGGATCTCACTGATATTGATGAAATTCGCGAGGAAAACAGCCCGGAAGAGTACGACAACCTCTACGCCTGCACCTTCATCAAGAATGGTGAAACGGCTTTTGACTACAACATGCTGCTGAGCTGCGGCGCGGACGGCTATGACGAGTGGCCGGACTGGAAGCCCTACGCCATGCGCCCGATGGCCGATCGCCCGGTATGGATTGGCTACGACCCCAACGGATCCAGCGGCAAAGGCGACAGCGGGGCCATCTCTGTTAACGCGGCGCCACTGATCCCGGGCGGCAAGTTCCGCACGATTGAGACGCAGCGCATACGCGGCATGGAGTTCGAGGCGCAGGCCGCCATGATTATCAACATGCTCACGCGCTACAACGTGCAGCACATTGGTATTGATGGCAGCGGTATTGGCGAGGCGGTTTACCAGCTCGTGAAAAAACGTTTTCCGGCGGCGGTATGCTACCAGTTCTCCCCAGCCAGCAAGCGCATGCTGGTACTTAAAATGCTGCAACTGGTTCGCGCCGGTCGCTGGGAGTATGACCGGGGCGAGTATGACCTGATCACCGCCTTCAGTGCCGTGCGCAAGGTGGTCACGCCCGGCGGTGTCATCACCTACGATACCGACCGCGCACGCGGCGTGAGTCACGGCGATCTCGCCTGGGCGACCATGCTCGCCACCATTAACGAGCCGCTGGGTCAGGAAGGCGGCAATACTATGACTGTTATGGAGTACTGATGAGCAGACGAAAATCCCCGCGCGGCAGGCAGTATGCCAGAGAGCAAGCCGACCTCGCCGACGCGCTGAAGTCGGCGCCAGGCCTGAGCGCGTTCACGTTTGATGGCCCGTGGCCGGTAACCGGTGCTCATGACCTGCTGGATAACATGTACTGCGCCAACAATGGCCGGTACTACGAGACGCCGATCAGCTGGTACGGGCTGGCCCGCCAGTTCGGTTATGCGAGCTGGCATCAGTCGGCGCTGTTCTTTAAGCGGAATGTGCTTGCGGGGTGCTTTATCCCGCACAAACTGCTATCGCGCCAGGCGTTCAGTGCCTTTGCACTTGACTGGTTTGTGTTCGGCAATGCGTATCTTGAGATGCGCCGCAACCGCCTGCATGGGCCAATGGGCTTTCGTAACTCGCTGGCGAAGTACACCCGGCGAGGTTCCGACCTCGACACATACTGGTTTATTCAGTCCGGCCTTGATGATCACCAGTTCGAAACCGGTTCGGTGTGCCATGTGATCAACCCGGATATTCACCAGGAGATCTACGGCATGCCGGAGTACTTCGCCGGTCTGCTGTCGGCCAATCTGGCCCACTCCGCCGACAAGTTCCGTAAGCTCTACTACGACAACGGGTCGCATGCTGGCTGTATTGTCTACGTCAGCAGCGCAGTGGCTGACGGGGAAAGTCTGGAGAACCTGAAGAAGACATTGACCGATACACGGCGTGGCGGGGCATTTAAAAACATCCTGCTGAGTGCGCCCGGTGTCGGCAAAGATGCCGTGCAGATCCTGCCGTTCAGCCAGATATCGGCAAAGGATGAGTTTGTCGGCGTGAAGTCCTCCACGCGTGATGACATGCTAGCGGCTCACCGCGTCCCACCGCAGCTGATGGGCGCTATCCCGGAAGGTAACGGATCATTCGGCGATGTCGAGAAGGCGGCAAGGGTATTTGCAGTCAACGAGCTGACGCCGGTGATGGAAGCGATGAAGCATGTTAACGACTGGCTCGG